CGATCAGTTCCGTAGTCAACAGGAAGTTGTAAGAGCTATGGCTGACCCACGTTACGAAGAAGATCCAGCATATCGTAGAGATATTATGGAGAAACTAGATAGATCACCAAACGTAAACTTCTAATGCCAAACGTAAACGGAAAGAAATATCCCTACACAAAAGCTGGGATGAAAGCAGCAAAGACAGCTGCTAAAAAAACTGGAAAAAAAATTAAGAAAAAGTATTAGTCATGGCATATGCTGACATACAGAATAAGGTAAGTCAGATAAGAATGGCTAACCAAGTTCTACTAGCTCAGTCACGAAAAGATCGTGATGAAGCTCGTAAGAAAAAGAAAGACAAAATTAATCTACGAAAGCAGCAAGATAAAATCAAAGCAGCCGAAGAGAAAGCACGAAAAGAAGATCGTGAGTACTACAAAGGTCTAGATCCCAATGCTAAAGTTTATAACAGAGACGGGCAAGAAGTTCTTGATGATGGTAGTATAGTTGTAGACGAGGACATGCGAACTAACGGTCCTATCATCGATCCTAATAGTTTATTACAGATAGGTGGTAAAGCATTAGACTTGCTAAAGTTTGTACCACAGATGATGATTAGAGGTAATCGAATAGCTGGAGTTCCTAACTTTCCCGGAGGTGGGTATGGCTCAACAAGTGGAGCTTTCGTAGATTTAAGTGGAGAAGCTTACTTCCTTATAGATGGAGAACTTATACCACAAGGAGGGTATGACCCTGCTAAACACGGAGATCTAATTCCACACGGAGGACCAGATATACCTCAAGCTATGAATAACACAAATAACTCTATGAAGATTTATGGCTAGAAAAAGAGTAAGAAAGAAAAACGTCTCCCTTAGAATAGGTAAACATAAGAGCCGCAAGGGAGGGCTCACAGCAG